GTGAATTTCAATAGATGGACCTAATGTGTCGGAAGCATTGTCATTAGTGTTGGTAAGCCACCAGCCATCCCTGGGCCCCCCAAGATCTGATGGTCTAAGTTTAAAGACTGCATTCCTTCCAACTGTTACATCCATGTGCTTACGGGCACCAAGACCAGACCAACTAGTTGATGATGGAGTGGATGTAGGATTGAGCGAGATACGGAGTACAGTCCCATTGACAGCTGAAGCGCCCACCATGGAAGTCAATTTAACATTTAAATATTTTAGTTTCCACATCGAATACTGGGCGCCTAGCGCCTGCACTGGCCCAAACTGAGTACTCCCAGTAGCGTCCTTAACCAGGACGGGATTAAGGAGTATACACGCCTCAATCTCTGTTGCTCCTGTTGTGTTTGACCCAATTGTCCCAAGTGTTGCAGTGGCTCTCTGGCATATTGCAGGTTTTGGTCCTGTGACACCCTGTTTCCTGAGTTGTTTATTGACAATTTTACGGACACGTTGAGTAGACTGATATTTGTTGCGTCCGTTTTGTCTTCTTCCTTTATTCTGAGAGTTGACTGTGATTTTAACAGATCTACCTCGACCTCTAGATTGGGATCGGGCTCTAGACTTGCTCCTGTTCCGGCCATTATTATTGACCTCAACAGTAACTTGCTTGTCAGACTTGCTAGCCATCACACTTCTTTGGTCCTCCCCTCCAAATGCGATGGAGTTGCTCTTCTGTGAGTCTGGCAGGTAGTCCAGACTCACGAAGCTGCTTAGCAGTCCGAGACAGGCAGTGTTCTACATACACCTTAAAAGGGTGATCTTCTGCCATAAATGCAGCGAGCAACTGGTAGCATAGGAGCTTCCCATGGAGTGATTCTAGGTCAGGTAGAACTTTGTATGGTTTGAGGAGAGATGCCATCAGTTTTTCTGGTGATGTTGGCACAGGCTCAAGGTCTGAATTAACTGTAAAGCCACAAAAAGATAGGCCAACTATGCTCTCTCTACAGATGACTTTGCCAGGTTTAACCCACATGCCAAAGATGTCTCTATACATAGCAATTACTCTTTCTTCATAATTGTCTGGCACTGAAGGTGTGGTGGAGAGCCTATCATCCCCATAGACTACAGTGTCATAAGTCTTCCAGAGATCCTTGTTTGGCC